AGGATTATTAGATAAATCAATTATAGAACGTATGCCACAACCTACTGGATGGCGGATTTTAATCCTACCATTTCAAGGCAAAGGTATTTCCAAAGGTGGCATAATTCTTACACAAAGTCATGTTGATAGAGAATCTCTAGCTACGGTATGTGCATACGTGGTCAAAAAAGGACCATTATGTTACAAAGACCAAAAGTTTGGAGGTAAAAATTGGTGTGAAGAAAAACAATGGGTATTGATAGGTCGGTACGCAGGCGCTAGGTTTAAATTAGGTGATGACGCTGAGTGCAGAATCATAAATGATGACGAAGTGATTGCAACAATACATGATCCTACTGATATCGTTGCAGTATAGGAGTGAAAATGACTGAAGAAGTAAAAAAAGAAGAAGTCGTAGAAGAGGGTGAAGTAGTAGAGGTAGAAGAAGAACAAGCTTCTGATACAGAGCCTCAAGAAGAAGCAGAGCAGCCAGAAGTTTCTGAAGAGCCTGAACAAGAGGTTAAGGGCGAAGAGGAGTTAGAGGATTACTCTGAAAGAGTTAAAAAGCGTATTTCTAATTTAACTAGAAAGTTACGTGAAGAAGAAAGAGCTAAAGAAAGTGCTTACAATTTTGCGATGCAGTTGCAAGACCAAAACAAAAAATTACTAGAGAGAAGCACCTCATTAGACAGATCTTACTTATCTGAAGCAGAGAATAGGTTAAAGTCCCAAAGAGCTCAAGCAACCGCTGCCTTAAAATCAGCACATCAAGAACAAGACTTTGATAAAGTTGCAAAAGCACAAGATATTTTATCTAAAATCGCTGTAGAAGAAAGTAAAATACAAACCAGCAGATCTCAGCTTGAGAATCAAGATAATTTGTCTGAACTAAATAACCAACAAATTATTCAGAATCAAAATTTTTCTCAAAGCTTTCAGAATACACCTGCACCAGAACCAGATCCTAAAGCTCAGGCTTGGGCAGAAAAAAACACTTGGTTTGGTACAGATGAAACTATGACATTAGCTGCCTTTAATATTCATAAAAATTTAGTAGATGGTGAAGGGTTTGATCCTACTACAGATGAATACTATAATGAGGTAGACAAAAGAATGGTTGCTGAATTTCCACATAAGTTTGAAAATGCAAAAAAACCGTCGCAAAAAGTAGCGTCAGCAAATAGGGCAGATGCAGGAACAGGCAAAAAGAAACAAATTAAACTTTCACCTTCTGAAGTACAGATGGCAAAAAAGTTAAACGTACCATTAAATGAGTACGCAAAATATGTAAAGAGGTAAAAATGGATAGAGATAATAAAGGAAGATTTATTAAAGAAGATAACAGAGTTTCTCGCTCTGCTGATACTCGTGAAGCAAGTGCTGCACGCAAACCTTGGGCACCCCCAAGTATGTTAGAAACCCCACCTAATCCGCCAGGATATGTTTATCGCTGGATTAGAGCCGAGGTTTTGAATGAAGATGATAAAAAAAATGTCATGTCTAGACTGCGAGAGGGTTTTGAACTCGTTCGAGCAGAAGAGGTAGAAGGCTTTGATTTACCATCAATTCAAGACGGTAAACACGCAGGCGTGGTAAGTGTAGGTGGTTTACTATTAGCTAAGATTCCAGAGGAAACAAGAAACGAACGTAACGCATACTATCAAGGCAGAACTGAGTCAGCTCAGGAAGCCGTAGACAACGACCTCATGAAAGAATCTGATGCGCGTTCTCCAATAATGTCACCAAGGAGAACTTCAAAAGTTACATTTGGTGGCGGTAAACGAAAGTAAAATTTAAGAGGTAATGAAAAATGGCAAATAAAGATGCACCTTTTGGGTTTAAGCTAGTAGGATCATTGGGAAGTGGTGGTCAAAATAATGGCGTCCACGAATACAATATTGAATCTGGTTCAACCCAAGGGATATTTTCAGGCGACCCTGTTAAAATGCTAACAGGAGGATTCATCGACGTAGCAGATGCTGCTGGTGATGAAAAAATCCTTGGTATTTTCAGAGGTTGTAAATTCGTTAATTCAAGTAGCAAAGAAGTAGAATTCTCTGCTCATTTCCCTGCTGCACAAACAGCAACAGGAGACATTGTGGCCTTTGTTGAGGATAATCCTTTAAATCTATATGAAGTACAATGTACTGGTTCTTTAGCTAGAACAGACATTGGTGCAAACGTAGATATAGCGTATACAGCTGGTTCGACCTTAAATGGTCAATCAAAAGCTGAAGTTGCTAGTTCATCAGGTTCTGCTGCCGCTAACTATAGAATAGTTGGTATTTCAAAAGATTCTGAAAATAACGAACTAGGTTCAGCAAATGTAAATGTTATCGTTAAGATAAATGAACACGCTTATGAAAACACCGCAGGTGTGTAAGGAGTAAATAATCATGGCAATTAATAGAGCACAATTAGCAAAAGAATTAGAGCCAGGTTTAAATGCCTTGTTCGGTATGGAATATGCACGTTATGATAATGAACATGCAGAAATCTATGAAGAAGAATCATCAGACAGAGCTTTTGAAGAAGAAGTAATGATTGTTGGTTTCGGAAACGCCCCTGTAAAACCAGAGGGTGAAGGTGTTTCATTCGACAATGCAAACGAAGGCTTTACAGCTCGTTATGAACACGAGACAGTAGCGTTAGCTTTTTCATTAACTGAAGAAGCAGTTGAGGACAATCTGTATGACAGACTAGGTTCTCGATACACAAAAGCTTTAGCTAGAAGTATGGCAAATACTAAGCAAATTAAAGCAGCAAGTGTATTAAACAACGCTTTCTCAAGTTCTTTCCCAGGCGGTGATGGAGTTTCTCTGATTAACAGTTCGCATCCACTATCAAGTGGTGCTACATCTGCTAACAGAGCATCTACATTCGCTGACTTGAACGAGACTTCAATAGAAGATGCACTTATTAGAATCTCTACTCAGACAGATGACAGAGGTCTTAATATTGCTTTACAAGGTATTAAGCTTATAGTTCCACCACAACTTCAGTTCGTGGCTGACAGACTATTAAGCTCACCAGGTAGAGTTGGAACATCTGACAACGATATTAACTCCGTTGTAAATCAAGGTATGTTACCTGAAGGATATGTAGTCAATCATTACTTAAATGACCCAGACGCATACTTCTTCAAAACAGACGTGCCTGATGGATTTAAATATTTTGTTAGGTCTCCTATGCAAACTTCATTAGAAGGCGACTTCGATACTGGAAACATGAGATACAAAGCTAGAGAGAGATACTCATTTGGGTTCTCTAACTGGAGATGTGTTGACGGTTCACAAGGAGCATAATACGAACTCGTAGTACAGTTTGTTACTCAGTATTACAAACAGGGCCCATTAGGGCCCTTTTTTTTGACAAAAGTTTCCACATGTAGTATATTCATCTTGTTACTTTCGGTATCTACATGAGTAATTTACAAGAAGTTTTGGGAGAGCCAACAACACTATCCGACAGTCCTTGTATCGGTAGATGCAGCACGACCTGGGGCGATGATATATGTAAAGGGTGTGGACGTTCAAATAAACAGATAAGAGAGTGGCCTAGCTATACCAGTTTAGAAAAAAAATTGATAAACTTGTCTCTTGCGAAAAAATTTCAAGCAAAGAAAAAAATGTCAGACAAAAAACATCCTATAAAAGAATTAGATAATAAAATACTAGCAGCTCAATGTTTAATTGAAATGGTTGGCTCTGAGTTGTTAGAGTTATATGGTAAAGACCCAAAAATAAAAAACACATATCAAAATCTTTTTAGTGCAGTTCAGTCTTTGAAAGAAAGTAAAAAAAATTTACCTGTTGATATATAATCAAGCCTAATATAAAATTTACCTATTAGCATAATGAGGCACATGATGTGTTCCATTTAAAGAAAAGGAGTTCTTATGTCTAATCCACATTTTCAAAATCAAATTTTATGGGCAGGTAATACTGTCGCTTCTAAGTCTAAAAAAGACTTACCTATGTTTCAACCTTATCCGTCTGACCAGACGTATTACGGTTATTTTAACGATTTCATGAACTACGTTGCTAGTGATTGGACCATTACATCTACTGATGGTGGTGGCGATTCTGGTGAGGTAATTCAAATAACAAGCGGTGCTGGTGGTCAATTAATTATTACCACTAACGACGCAGATAATGACTCAGAAGAGTTACAGCTCAAAGGCGAATCATTTTTAATAAATGGTAGCAAAAGAGCTTTCTTTTCATGCAGATTTAAATTAAGTGATGTTACACAATCTGATGCTTTAATTGGTTTAGCAATAACAGATACTACAGCTATAGATGGTGTATCAGACGGCATTTTCTTTACTAAAGACGATGGCGACACTAATTTAGATTTTGTTGTTGAAAAAGATTCAACTGAAACTGAAAGTGCAGGAGTTCATACTATGGTGAACGACACTTTTGTGACTGCATCATTCTTTATTGACCCAAATTCTAGTCAGGTATTTTATGCTATTAATAATGCAGAGCCTGTAGGAGTGGTAAATACTAATTTACCTGACAATGAAGAACTTACAGTTACACTTGCAGTTCAAGCAGGTGAAGCAGCAGCTAAGAGTTTAGTTGTTGATTATGTTAGTGTATTGGTAGAGAGATAATGGCTGATACGGTAACATCACAAACTATTCAGGACGGTCAGAGAAAGGCCGTCTTGAAATTTACTAATGTCTCCGATGGTACTGGCGAAGCTAATGTTGTTAAAGTAGATGTTTCTGCTTTACAAGCAAATGCCAATGGGGATGCTTGTACTAGCGTAACAATACAAAGAATTTATTGGGCTTGTCGTGGTATGGGTGTCAATTTATTTTTTGATGCTACCGCTAATGTTTTAATTACTGGATTACCAGCAGATAGTACAGGCGATGAATACTATGATAATTTTACAGGCATACCTAATAATGCAGGTTCTGGAAAAACAGGAGATGTTTTATTTACCACAGTAGGACATTCTAGTGGCGACACATATTCAATCATTTTAGAGCTAGTTAAAGAATACGGTTAAGGATAGTTTGAATGGCTCGTAAACCAGACAAACAACCGCCAAGAAACAAGAAAAACTATAGGCCTACCAAAAAAGGTGCTGGCATGACAAAGGCTGGTGTCAAAGCATATAGAAAACTCAACCCAGGCAGTAAATTAAAAACTGCTGTAACTAAGAAAAAAAATCTTACAAAAAAAGAAAAAGCCAGAAGAAAATCGTTTTGTGCTAGGTCTGCAGGTCAAATGAAAAAATTTCCAAAAGCAGCAAAAAACCCTAACTCTAGATTAAGACAAGCAAGAAGACGTTGGAGATGTTAAGTGGCTAAAAAATATATTCATGTAAACCAACACAAAATAAGAGCTAATAAAAAGAATGGAACAGATGAACCTGTCATAACAATAAAGGAAGGGAAAACAAACACCTATTGCCACGAAGTAAAAGTAAATGGTCCTTCAGTTGTTAAATATGGAGGTAACGACAAGCCTCTACTTTCTTGTGGTGCAAGAGTTGTAATTCAAACGGATTCAGAAATAGATATAATTAGATAATGGCAAAAAGATGGACAAGCACAACTATTCATGTTCCAGCAACAGGAGCTAGGGGTAAAAAAACTTCTATAGGTTATAATAATCTTGGAACTTCTACTATGAACAAAAACATGAAAAGAAGTTACAAAAAATATAGAGGACAAGGACTATGATAAAAAGATTAAAAAAGGTATCAAAACAACTTAATAAAGCTTCAAGATTGCATAAAAAACAATCTAATACAATTAAAAAAATAATAAAAGATGAACAAAAAAAGAGACCCAAAAAAAGGTACGGGAAAAAAGCCAAAAGGTAGCGGCAGACGTTTATATACTGACGAAAACCCTAAAGATACTGTTTCTATAAAGTTTGCTACCCCAGAGGATGCTAGGAAAACAGTAAAAAAAGTAACAAATATCAATAAACCGTTTGCTAGAAAAATACAAATTTTAACAGTTGGTGAGCAAAGAGCTAAAGTTATGGGTAAATCAGGAGTAGCAAGTATATTTAGAAAAGGTAAAGATACAATTAGAAAAAAACATGGTCGCAAAACTTAAAACTCTTAAAAAGAAAATTAAACAAAAAAAGAAAATGGGTTTTAGTGAAAAAGCCTCTGCAAAAGCAAGAGGGCTGATAGCGAGAACAGGTGGAAAAAACAAAGGTAAGAAGGTAAAATCAAGTAAATATAAATAATTATGGCAAAGAAAGTAAAAAGTAAAGGTAAAATTTGTCCAGAGGGTAAAGCTTGGGCAAAAAGAACTTTTGACGTTTATCCTTCAGCTTATGCTAATTTAGCTGCATCAAAATACTGCAAAGACCCAAACTATGCAAAAAAAGCAAAAGGTAAGAAAGTAAAAAAAGCTAAAGGTGGTCTTGTATCTATTAGAGGACAAGGTGCAGTCTTGCCAGATAGATTAAGATGAGCAAAGGACAACTACAATCATGGTTAGATGAAGAATGGGTCCGTATGGATGCCAAAGGCAACATTATTGGCTCATGTGGCGGTAGAAAAAAAGCAGAAGGCAAACCAAGATGTTTACCAAAGAAAAAAGCACAAGGTATGTCGAAAGATGCTAGAGCAAAAATAGTACAAAGAAAAAGAAGAAAAGACCCAAACCCAAACAGGAAAGGTAAACCAATAAATGTTTCGACTAAACTTAAAGAAGGAGGCTTTGTGAAACTTAGTAAAAAAGCAGATTTAAATAAAGACGGTAAATTTTCAGAATATGAAAAAGCTAGAGGTATGGCTATACAAAAGGCTATGGCAAAACAGAATAAAGTAAAAATGAAAAAAGGTGGCTTTATCGCAAAAGGTTGTGGTAAAGTTATGTCTGACAAACGTAAAGTCACAACAATGAGTTAGGAGTTAATATGCCATTTCACGGATTGAAACAAAAAAAATTAAAAGTAAAAAAACCTTTAACTAAAAAACGTGGCATGCCAGCTATGAAAAAATCAAAAGGTGGTAAAGTCATGAAGAAATCAAAAGGCGGCATGATGATGAAGAAATCAAAGGGCGGCATGATGATGAAGAAGTCTAAAGGTGGTATTATGATGAAAAAATCCAAAGGTGGAAAAATCATGAAAAAGTCTAAAGGTGGCAAAGTCATGAAAAAATCCAAGGGCGGAGTTATAGCAGGTAATGCAAACAGAAGAAGACAAAGATTGAAATAATTAGTGTCACATTTAATAAGTAACATTCCACACTTTAAGTGTTGGGTGCGGAGAGAATTCACACACAATCATGAAAAATATCATGACGAGTATATACATGCGTTAGCAATAGCCGTAAACACAATCCCTGATAGGTCTTTAAGTTTTCAAGTTGTTTTTACAGGTGAAGAAACTAACTGTGATGACAATGACGAACCTAACGTACATGGCGGTGCTATGTGGGCCAGGATGCCAATACAAGGTATTGTAGCCGATATGCCTATGGACGACTTTCCAAAACCTATGCAAAATCATATTGCACAACCTTGGGATTGTGAATCTAGAGAACACTCAGTAATAGTTATGGATAGAGTTAGTTCATCACCTTGGATAGCTAAAATAGATGGTGGGTTTTATACAGCTAAATATTTATTTACTGTAGATTATACAGGTTCTGATATTGCAGATGATTCTGCACAACATAAACAAAGTCATGTATTATATATAACAGAGGATTGTGAATGGAAAGGTAATTTAGTTGCTTTACCTAACAATAGAGTAAGAGCAACAAGTCCTGCTCTTTGGGTGACTGGCGAAGGTCCTCCAGATTTTAAACCATCTCAATGGACACACTCGGCAGAAGGACATGAGAGTTATCTAGACCCATCAATTACCTTTGATAATTTATATGAAGAATGATAGAAAATACAAAAAAACTAGATGTCTATAACATAAATAAAAAGTTTTTATCTAACTATCACGCCGAAAATTTAACAGATACAACAGAAAAAGGCGTCACCTCAGAAAAGTCTATGGTTTTAGGCACCCATACCGATGACAAAGGATTGACATATATATTGCCTGAATACAGCAAAGAAACAGGCGAAATAGAAAATCCTATGAAGAGGTTTAGACCTTTGATTATTAAGGGTATAATTAAAGGATATAATTCTGTTGAAGAGGCAGAGAAAGACAGAAAATTAATTAGAGATGAAATTTTAGGACTTAAACAAGAATAATGGCATTATCTGGTAGCACAAATTTTGAACCGAATATAACAGAGTTTATAGAAGAGGCCTATGAAAGATGCGGTTTAGAATTAAGGACTGGCTATGATTTAAAAACAGGTATAAGGTCTGCTAATTTAATGTTAGCTGAGTGGGCAAACAGAGGTTTAAACCAATGGACTATAGAAACTGGCACACAAACAGTTACAGAGGGAACTCCGAGTTATAATTTAGGAACAGATGTAATTGACATACTTGATGTGGTTGTCAGAAGGACAGATGGTTCAACCACAACAGATATTAATATGGATAGAATATCTAGGTCTGAATATTTTAATATACCAAACAAAGCTACAAAATCTAGGCCATCACAATTTTTTTTAGATAAACAAAATAATCCAGTTTTATTTTTATATCCAACTCCAGAAAACTCTACTGATGTAATTAGATTTAGTAAATTAACAAGAATGGATGATGCAGATAACGCAAGAAACACTATGGATATACCTTTTCGTTTTTATCCTTGTTTTGTTGCAGGTTTAGCGTATTACATAAGTATGAAAAAAAGTCCCGAAAGAACAGACCAATTAAAGTTAATATACGAAGAAGAATTTAGACGTGCAGCAGACCAAGATGAAGATAGAGCATCATTTAAAATAAGACCTTTTTCAAGAGGTGCTTATTAATGTCATATGCTATAGGGAAATTTGCTTTAGCCCATTGTGATAGATGTGGTTTTCGGTATAAACTATTAGAACTTCGTAAAGAATGGAACGGCCTCAAAACTTGTCCTGAGTGCTACGAAGAAAAACACCCACAATTAGAACCACCTACAAATGTTGCAGATGCAGAAGCTTTATATGACCCTCGTCCTGATAATGACAAAGAAAATACTCCTGGCCGAGTATTCACGAATACTGATACCATTGGCTCAAACTTTGACGGCTTTTCTGCGACTTCTAGTTTAGGAAGTGTTACTATTACTACATCATGACATTAGCAGAGTTAAAAACTTTAATTCAAAATTTTTGTGAATCAACCGAAACAACTTTTGTTAACACCTTAGACGATATAATAAAAAATGCAGAAGAAAGGATTTTTGAAGAGGTACAGTTTGATTTTTTCAAAAAAAATGTAACAGGTAATGTTACAGCAGGCAGCAGATTTTTAACCTGTCCAAGTGATTTTATTATGCCTTTTAGTTTGGCAGTTATAGATTCAAACAGCGACTATCATTTTTTAGATAAAAAACACCCTAGCTTTATGCAAGAGTACGCTGAAGACATATCAGACACAACTATTAGAGGACTTCCCCTATATTACGCACAATATGACAAACAACTATCAACAGGCTCTGACAACGGTTCTACTTTAATAATCGCACCTGTACCTGATAATAGTTATTCTGTCGAACTATCATATTTATACAAACCAAATTCATTAGTGACAGATACTACTGGCACTTGGTTATCAAACAACGCTAGAAATGGTTTGCTTTATGCGTCTTTAGTAGAGGCATATACTTTTTTAAAAGGTGAACAAGATTTATTAGCTTTGTATGAAGGACGTTACAATCAAGAAATTTCTAGATTAAAAAATAGAGCTGAAGCTAGAAGTCGTCAAGACGAATATAGATATGATGCTTTACGAAAAACAGTTTCGTAATTAAAAAAAAGGGAGGAAGTTAAAAGATGAATTGTTGGCACTGTAACACAGAGTTAATATGGGGTGGGGACCACGATATTGATGACGAAAATGAACAATATAGTATTGTAAGTAATTTAAGTTGTCCTAAATGTGACAGTTTTGTAGAGGTATATTTACCGAAGGAAATAAAGGGAGCAGAATGAAAAGAAAAACACCTGTAAAAAAACTCAAAGATGCAGCTATTGCTATTGTGGGGCTTGGTAATAGTTGGTACGAATACAATATAGCTAAAACACATGGGTCTCGGTTTGATGAGGTTTGGGCTATAAATGCAGTAGCTAGTGTAATTTTTCACGATAGAGTATTTATGATGGACCCAGCAAGCCGATTTTTAGATACAAATGATGCCGCAGGACAAACAGATTGTATGAGAGAAATGTTGGTTGAGCACAAAGGTCCAATATATACATGTGAAAAAGATGATAGATGTCCTGGTCTAGTAGAATATCCTGTAGCCGAAGTGGTTGAAGATACAAAAAGCTGGTATTTAAACAATACCGTTGCTTATGCAGTAGCTTTTGCTTATTGGAATGATGTAAGAAAAATATCTTTGTTTGGCGTAGATTTTACCTATAAATCAAATCCTGGATATGCAGAGGCAGGCAGAGGGTGTGTAGAGTTTTGGTTAGCAAAATGTTTAGATAAAGGTATACAGGTGGATGTAGCACAAAGTTCTAGTTTATTAGACGCCAACATACCTTCAGAAGATAAATTGTATGGGTACCACAGGCTAAAAGACCAAAGGGTAGTAGGATTAGATAGTCATGGTTTTCCACATGTAAAAAAAGTAAGTGAAATACAAATGCCCGAAACAAAAAAAGAAGGTGGTTTGTTAGATAGATACGACTCGCATAAAAAAGGCCCACCAGAACCTAATAAATATTAATTATGTCTAATTATAAATATCATTTATGAATCAAAATGGAGAACCTAAACTAGGCCAAATAAAAGTTGTTACATCTGATAATGGTGGACACTCTCCAGAGTTTTGGGCTGAAGAGTTAACAAATAAAATAGTTTCTTATTCACAAAACCAAGAACCACATATAGCACAACAAGCTGCTGCTTTCAAAGACGCAATATATCAAGTTTGTTTGATTTATATTAATAATGCTTTAAAATCATACAAAGGTACGGTCATACAAGAATTAATAAAAGGTGGCGAAACCGATTTAGCAAATATTATTAGGAGACTATAGATGGCAATATCATCAGCTTTAACAACAAGTTTTAAAAAAGAACTTTTACAAGGGGTTCATAATTTTGCATCAGGTGGCAATTCGTTCAAACTTGCTTTATATGCAGGTGCAACAGCTTCTTTAGGTGCAACTACAACGGCATACGCTACAAGTTTAACTGGTCAAATAACAGGCACAAACTATACAGCAGGAGGGGCAGCACTTACACCTGGTATAGCAGCACCTTCGTCAACAGGCACAACAGCTTTTGTTGATTTTGCGAACTTAACATTTTCTACAGCAACAATAACAGCAAGTGGATGTTTGATTTATAACGACACTAACTCTGATAAATCAGTAGCAACAATTAGTTTTGGAGCATCAAAAACTTCAACTGCAGGGGATTTCACAATAGTTTTTCCGACAGCAGGGGCAAACGCAATAATTACTATAGCTTAGGGGTGCAAGCCCTATGTCTATAGATACAGGTTGGGGCAGAGATAGCTGGGGTTCTGGTCCTTGGGGTCAGCCAGCCGATATAGAAGTTTCTGTATCTGGTTTATCAGCTACATCCGCACTCGGCACAACAGGGCAATCAGCCGCTGCAAACACACCAGTTTCTGAACAAGGAGCAACTTCTGCTCTAGGTACACTATCTTTTATAGGTAAAGCTAACGTACCAGTAACTGAAAGAGGAGCTACAGCCTCTTTAGGCACTATTGTTGTTCATGAAAATGAAAGGGTGACAGTCTCTGGACTATCAGCGACAAGTGGACTTGGCTCTGTTTCTACTATAGCCAAAGCAAATGTCTCTGTAAGTGGCCTACAGGCAACGACAGGTTTGGGTTCTGTTTTAATTTGGTCTTTGGTTGATACAAGCCAAACTCCAAACTATAATGATGTAACAACTACACAAACACCAAATTGGACAAGTTTGTAAAAGGATAAAATATGGCAACGTATGTAAATAACTTAAGACTTAAAGAAATAGCCACAGGTGATGAATCTGGAACCTGGGGAACATCAACAAACACAAATTTAGAATTAGTAGGAGAGGGGCTAGGATTTGGAACCGAAGCAATTACAACCAATGCTGATACTCATGCCTCAACTGTAGCCGATGGCTCTGCAGATGAAGCTAGAGCTATGTATATTAAATATACAGGTACCTTAGATAGTGCCTGTACTATAACAATAGGGCCAAACACATTAAAAAGAGTACATTTTATAGAGAATGGAACATCAGGCAGTCAAAATATAATTATAAAACAGGGTAGTGGTTCTACCGTAACTATAGGACCAGGTGATGTAAAAGTAGTTTATTTAGATGGTGCGGGCTCAGGTGCAGCAGTAAATGACGCTTTTGCAAGTTTATCTACAGTAGATTTAAAAGTAAGTGATGATTTAACTGTTACAGATGATGCTTCTGTAGGTGGTGATTTATTAGTTAGTGGTGAAGTACAGACTGCTAATATAGGTTTTACTGATGGTGATAATGCCATCACTATTGCAGATGGTGGTGGTATTACTGCCGCTAATGGCATAACTTCAACA